AGTATTCCAAGCTCCAGATTTTATCATTGCATCCACGATAGGAGCGGTCGCCTTATTGTTAATTCCTAAGGCCTTTTGCTTCATGGTTAATTTATTCCATTCACCTAAATTGATGAGTTGGTCAACTAATTCACCACTACCCTTGCCCTCGATGACAGCTTGTTTAGCGGAAACGGATAATTTATTCCACACACCAGTTTTTGTAAGCAGGTCAACCATATCTCGTTCACCTGATGTCTTTACTAGTGCTTTCTTATCTTTCATTGGTAAATTATCCCACTCTTTTGCATCTATCATTGCAACGGCAAGTTCCTTCTGACCTTTGGCATGGATGATTGCATTCTTTTGAGCGGGTGTTAATTGATTCCAATTCTTAATATCCTTAACTGCGGCTACTAAATCTTGTTTACCCTTTTGATTTACACGAAGCATTAACTTCTTTTCTTTCCAAGGCAAACCGTCCCAACGTCCAGATTGTACAGCCGCTTCACCAATCATAGATTTAGCATTACTTGTCAAATTGGCATTCTTCAAATCAAATTCAAGTTGTGCCCAACCTTGTTTGGCCTTAGCAGTATCGTTAAGGGTTTGCTGAGCGTTGGTTTTGATACGTCCAGTTTTTGGATTAAGGACCATAGAATTCCAATCCTCACCAGCCTTACGAGCAACGGTTCCCATTTTTGAAGCTGTGTCAGCAATGCGAGAGTTTGCTGTAGACATACTTTGAGCTGATTTGTCAGTATGCTTTGCCACTTCATCGTATGATAATCCAATTCTTTTCAAATCATCCGAAACACCGCCTTGAGCAAGATGAGCTTTCTTACCGTACTCAATCATTTTTTTACCTTCGTTCATGATATCGTTGGCATGCTCTTTACTTAATTTTGACATCGCAACATTATATGCTTTTTCAGACAGAAAACCGCCTTTGCGTAAAGCTTTTAGCTGTGATTGACTCTTCTTGTAAACACCGTTTTGCTTTTTTATTGATTCGCTAAGTAGATCATAATTTTTAACAGCCTCATTTGCACTCATAGAACGCATACTTGAATTTAAGGCTTTTTCAACTTGTATCTTTTTCTTTCCAGAAAGTCCAATCAGTTGTACTTCATTATTATTCATTTTCTTTCTGGAATTGAGAATGTATTGGTTCTCGTCATCTGTTAAACTGCGATGCTCGTTTGCAGCATTTTTAACAATCTCGTTTACGTTATCCGCTGTTTGTTTAGCATTACTTTTGATTTTGTTGTTAGCATTTTCCTGTTTAGTGGCAGCGGATTTAACAATATCGGCAACATCATCCGGCAAATCTTTAAGGCCATCTTTTAGCTTCTTATTGGCCTTATCGACCGAATCTCCAATGGTTTTACTCATACCTTTAAATGACTTACCAATAGAACTGGCGTTCTTATTTGCATTAGAACTAAAGTCATCCAATGCTGAGCTTGATTTTTGATTAAATCCCTGCATTTTAGTAAGGGATTTATCTGCCGCTACACCAACATCAGAACCCCAACGATTAATTCTTTGTTGAGAGTCATAAGCTTTCTTACCATACTTTGCTAATTCGACCCCACCAACAACTAATGCTGCAGTGGTAGCAACAATAGCAACCGCTGCAATCGGGTTAGCACCAGCGAATGCAAGCATGGCTGATCCAGCGGTTTTTGCTTTACTACCAAATGTGGTAAATGTATTTGCAGTACCAGCTACTTTTTCACCAGCTTCAACAGTTGATGATGCCGCCTTACCAGCTTTCGTAGCAAAATTACTACTTTCATAAGCAGTTTTACTGAAACCAGCTTTTAAAATACCCAGTCCGGTTGCACCTTGTTTACTTGCACCGGCCATACGTGAAATTCCTAATATTGGTTTAATAAACGCTCCGGATAACACACCTAGTCCCTTAGAAGCTCCACCTAAAATACTTAATAGTGGTCCAACTGCGGCGGCAAGTGCGGCAGTCTTAACAATTGTTTGTTGTGTGGACTTATCTAAGTTTCCAAATGCTTTAACTACTTGAGTGGCATCCTTTACAAGTGGCATTAGTGTTGGCGTTAACTGGTCACCAATTGTAATTGCTAGAACATGTAATGATTCTTTGAACTTAGCTAGTTTTGCTGCACTAGTATTATTCATTACATCAGCAATTTTTTTAGTTGATCCAGTTGCTTTTTCTGTCTTACTAGTTAGGTCTGTTAAGGCGTCCCCACCTTGTGATACCAAAGCATTCAAACCAGCTTGTGCTTCTGTACCGAATGCGGTAGCAATTGCTGCGGCACGGTTTTCTTTAGTCCAGCCTTTAGTATTATTCTTAATCTTATTTAATATCTCAGGAAGTGTTAATGTACCCTTCTTAAAGTCGGCAACATTAATACCTAATTCTTTGAACCCAGCGGCATTCTGCTTACTTGGTTTCATCAACCTTGTTAATGCCGAACGTAAAGCTGTACCTGCGACTGAGCCTTCAATTCCTTGATTACTCATTAAACCAATTGCTGCAGCGGTTTCTTCCAAACTGATTCCGGCTGCGTGAGCTGTAGGACCAACATATGTCATAGCATCGCCCATATCTTGGAAGCCAGCAGCAGTTGCATTAGCCGTATAAGTTAAACTATCAGTTACACGTTGAGTGTTTTTTAACATCCCGGCTGTGGTTCTAGACTTCAAACCAAATTGTTCTAGTGTTGACGTTGAAACGGTCATAACAGAATTGAAATCATCGCCAGAAGCCTTAGCTGCATTCAAAATACTTGGCATAGCTCCAAGTGCCTGTTTAGCGGAATATCCACGCTTTACTAATTCCTCTAGTCCAGAATTAATTGACTTGGTAGAAATACCATATTGGACTGACCATTTTTTAGATGCATCAGCCATCTGTGTCATTTCACGTCTAACAGTTCCGGCAGATTCACCATTTGCTTGCAACAGTGGACCAATATTCCTGATCTGTGAATTAAAATCAATTGCTGACTTAGCAGCATAACCAAAGCCTGCCACAATAGGAGCCGTAACACGAGTAGTCATGGTAGAACCCATGCTACTCATCTTTTGACCGGCAGAAGTAGCAGCGGAACTGAATTTCTTCATTCCACTAGCTGCTTTATACCAACCGGTTTCTTGTTGTGCAATTTGACGTTTCAGACGCCCCATCTCGGCATCTAAAACATTAATTGAATTCTTAGTTTTATTTAAAGCAGAAGCGGCATTTTGCTGTTTCTGTATCATATCTTGTGTTGCTTTTCCGGCGTTATTTATGTCTGATGTAGCTTTTTTATAACGTTCTTCTAACTCTCCAAGTTTTTGACTGTAATTATTCATTTGACCTTGCATAGTCGAATAATGAGCTTTCATTGAATTCAAACTATTGCCATAGGCCTTTATGTAATTATCTTGAAGTTTTAGTGCCGCGTTAGTATTTCTAATTGTAGACATTAAAGCCTTAGATCTATTTTGAAAAGGGTCAATATCCAAAGTAACAGTAGCAGCTAAATGTCCTAATGATCCAGCCATATCTTATCCCCTCTCTGATTAAATTTAGGCAAACAAAAAAGGAAACGCCTTATCAATGGTTGTTTCCTTCTCTTCAAATATATGGTTAATCCGTTTCACATCATCCATAGTCATATGGTCAAGGTCATTTAATTTATAATCTTGTCTCATCATTGACTTATAGAAATCATCAATCTTGTTAAGCGAATCCTTTAATGTCTGCTCTGTTATTTTTTTACTTCTTTTTTATCAGTTTCAATATCGTCAGGGTTTTCAGATCCTAAACATTCATCAATAATACTCGAAATAATAGTTACATTCTCGCCATCAGCACCATTTAAGAAATCTTCTTGAGTGAATTGATTTCTAAAGAATTCGGATGCAAACTTAGCAATTTCCTTAGAATTATTATCCAAGTCTTTGTCGGCTGGACCAGCATCTTTGCTATACATTTTAACTTGATGTTGTTGCAGAATTAAAGCTCTAGTAATTTCTTTCAAAAATGGTGGATCAGTACGTTTAAATGATTCCTTTTTGCCATCAATTAATAATTTAACTTCATAAGCCATATATATATTTCTCCTATAAATTTAATTCCGTCCGCCACCGCTCCAGAGAGGGAGTATGCTCTTAAATATTATTTGCCAGCTGATGTATCTGTTGATGGTACTGCATCATCAAGAACTTTCAAATCGTCAGCAGTCTTAGCGAACACATAAGTCTTGAAAGTTGCTAAGTCGAAATCTTTATTGTCTTCTCGGCCGATTACAACCATCATGCCGTCATCGTCATCGTCATCGTCATCGTCTGATACTCCACGAGGTGCAAATGTACCAGTTGATTCGTCTGCGTTAGGATCAGGCGTTCCATCTTGCGTTTTAGTATCCACACCAGGCAATGAGAATTTGCCTTTCAACATACCGACCCATACGCCTTTACCATCGTCCATCTTGGTCTTGAACATAACGGCAATATCAGAAGGGTTTAAGTTCCTGTTGTACATTTCAACGCCTTTTTTAACATTAATATTGAACCAATCCTTACGTACATCAGAATTGAGGTCTAATAGCTTAACATCCAATGTAGCTTCTGAAATACCGCCTGAAACTGTGACGTATGGACCATCATCGGCAGCAATTGTTTTCATTTCATTCTTAAGGTCCATCTTCACTTCGGTTAAACCAGAAATTGGCTTGGAACCTTCCGGAACTAAGTCATCTTCAACCACTCCGTAACTAAAATGTGAAGCACCAAATTTTACTTTTCCCATTTATTTAAAATCTCCTTTAAATTTGTGTATAAAAAAAGCCTTAGTCCTAATGGGACTAAAGCTGGTATTCGTAATTTCCTTGAATCATTTGTAAATCTGTCATATCAACATCGTTGGTATGATTTTTGTAATAACGTTCAAAGCCATTCTGTGACATGTTTTCGTAAATCATTTGTTCTAACTTGATTAACTCTTTCGTTTTGTATTTCAATACCCAAAAATCAATTTGAAATCGTGGGTATTCAATCACACGTTCGTCATCAGCATAAAGTGCGTCATCACCCGGAATCGCTGTTATACGAATCCACGGCGCATTAGTGTTCTGAATAAAACTTTCAGGTGGTGTTCCCACATATATTTGTGGTAAGTCAATTGAACTCCCTCGAATTTCGTCC